TCTTTCTGATTTGTTTTCATCCACTCTTGTAATTCGATTGCAAGATTTAAGACATCATTAGAAGTCTTAGTTTCATTTGCTTTTTGAACCCACTCTAATTCATCATTATCAAAAGGTACATTTGGTACATTCTTATAATGCATATTAATTCTATCAATTAAATTAAGTTTAGATAAGTCTTTTCCATTAACACCGAAAAAGTCTTTTTCTAATAATTCTTTGTAAGCAGTTTTGAAAACTTTTTTAGAACCTAGATATTTGTCTTGAATCATTTTTTCGATTCTAACATCTTCTAGAACATTTACAAAAGAATGTTTAACTTTTTTCTTGTGACCATCTTCTAATAAAGATAATGGTGTATATAAAGCATGACCCACTTCATGAAGTGACATCATATCCATAACTGATTCTGATTTATCTTTCCATATAGGTAGAACTACTTCTCTAGTATTAGGATTAAAACTAGCAGTAGAAACTTTCTGATAAGATACAGTCAAATCTTCCTCAGCCAATAATTTGACTAAAGTCGATTTATCCTTTACAGATTCTAACTTGATTTTTTGTTTTTGGGGGTTTCTCATAAATCTCAACTCTCTTAATTTTGATTACACAGCAAGTATGACAGGTCCAACAGGAATTGTCAAGGGTTGTATGTTATTGATTTATATAGGATTAATGAATTATTTTAAAATAAGATTGTATAAATATTGAACAATTTCAATAACTTAGATGATAATGAGAATCATTCTCATTTAGACTTTTGTAATTTCTTGACTGTTTTATTGAGTTTCTTCATTGCTCTTTCAATTTTCAATCTAGATACCTTCTGTGTAAAATCGGTACCTTCCATATGGTCGTATTCATGTTGAAATATTCTAGATGTTAAACCATCAAATGCTTTCTCATGTTTTTTACCTTTCTCATCTTCGAACTCAACTTTGATTGCAATAGGTCTTTTAACCATTAACCACACACCAGGGTATGTTAGACATCCCTCATTTATTGATATTTCTTCTTTTGATGTTTCTACTATTTTAGGATTAAAACATGTAAGTACTTTTCTAGTATTGATATCTTCATATAGAATAAAAACTCTTTCTGCAATACCTATTTGATTTGCAGATAAACCAACACCTTGATAGTGCTCCATAGAATCTATTAAATCTTGTCTAACTTTTTCTCTATCACAATCCTTACTTACAGATTCCATTCGGGTTCGTAATATAATATTGTTTGGTTCTAATAATTTTGATACTTCACTCATACTGTCACCATCTTACTAAAGTTTTTATTCTTCTCAAATCTAAGTGTATGTTTAAACTTGTCAACTAGTACATCTTGTTTATGACTGATTACAAATACATTTTCACCTTCAAGTGTATTTAATATCTTTAGGAACTCATCTGTTCCAGCACTATCTAGTGAACTATCAAATATCTCATCTAGTATTAATAAATTTGTATTTGTACTATTCTTCATTTTTGCTATGGCTCTCCATGTAAACAATAGTGCCAAGTCTATTCTCATTTTTTCACCTTCACTAAATGAAGCGTAATTAAAGTTATCACGAAATCTTGATTTAATTGTTTCATCAAAGTTTTCATTTAATGTAAAGTTAACATAGAATTCCATAGATGCCAGATACTTATTAATCAACTGATTCATGATAGGTAAATACTGTTTAATAATTTTAGTCTTAATACCTGTGTCTTGTAACATGGCTCTTGATGCTTCTTTATAAATTTTTTCTTCTCTTAAATCTTTTCTACTTTTTTCTATATCATCAAATTCTGTTTTAAGTGTTTTTAGTTTTTCTTCATCAGAATTATTAATTGTACTTTTTTCTAACTCTGTAATTTCATTAGATAGTCTTTCTTGGTATTTTTCTAATTCTTTTATAGATGTATTTAATTGTGCTATCTGTATAGAGTTATCTTGTATATTATTTGTGACTTTAACTATTTCATGTAATCTACTTTGTGTCTTATCTAATTCAGATTCCATTTTGTATAGACCATCTAAAATATTATTTGATTCATCCTTTTTAATATCTATCATCTTATCTTTAAAATCTTTATCTATATGTTGTTCACAAGCAGGACAGTCTTCATTCTCTGATAAGAACTTAATCATTCTATCTTTTTCTTTCTTTTTTTCTATAAGTGTAGAGCGTAAGTCTTTTAATTTTACATCTTTAGATTCTACATTGATTTGGTCTGTGACTGATTCGAATAATCCTTTTTGAGTTTTCTCTAATTCTTTTTTATTGTTTATCTTTTTATTTAATTCTATAAAGTTATTATCATAATTACTTTGTTTTTCTTTTATAATAACACCAGCATTATTTTTAATATCTTTTATATAAGTTTCTTGCATAGTTATTTTTTCATTACATAACTTATAATTATAATCTACTTCTTGTAATTCTACAACTAAATCTTTTAGTCTTTGTTTAAGTATCATATTCATTGTTGAAAATATTTTGATATCTAATAAATCTTCAACAACCTCTCTCCTAAATCTAGCTTTTAATTGCATAAATGGTACAAAGGTTGAACTACCTAATATTACAACTTGTGTAAATGAACGATAGTTTAGTTTTAGTATTTGTTGTTCTAGTATTTTTTGATAGTCACGATTATTGGCTTCTTGATTTAACATCTTATCGTTTTGCCATATCTCAAATTTATTTGGTTTGATACTACGAATCACTTTGTATTTACGACTTGCAATACTAAATTCAATCTCTACTACAGTTTCCATTGCGTTAACTGTATTCACTAATTGAGATTTACTAATTGTTCTAAATGGTTTTCCAAACAATGCAAAACATAATGCATCAAGCACTGTAGATTTACCAGCACCATTCTCACCTATGATAAGTGTAGTTTCATTACGATTCAAATCTATTTCTGTAAATTGGTTTCCTGTTGAAAGGAAATTCTTCCAACGAACCTTTTCAAATATTATCATTCTAAGTCTAAGTCTTGTGCCTCTGTATATAAAGATTTCATTTGATTCTTTAATCTATCCTTTTCTAAATTGATAGATAAGTCATCAATGTATTTGTTTAATAGTGTGACTGTATCCTCTGTGTTCTCTACAATATCATCTGATACTGTACTTGCATCTAAGTCTGAAAAATCTTCGACAATTTTTATATCAAATGCGTCTGCAGCATATAATTTATCTAAGAATTGGTCAAACTGATATAAATCTTTTTTAACCACTACAATAAGTTTTACATATTTGTTTGCATATTTTGAAACATCATGTTCTAAATAATTTTCTTTAGTATCATCATAATATATTTTTTCGTATATACTATATGGATTAACTATTCTTTCTAACTCTCTTGTTTCTGTATCATAGATATGGAATCCTTTTTTATCTTCCCAATCATTCCAATACAATTCATATGGTGTACCTAGATAATAGATTTGACCATCATCTGACTTATGATGAAAATGTCCACTCATGACTGTATCAAACTTTCTAAAAAATTCTTTTTCACGACCACCTTGTGATATGATAACATTCTTGTTCATTTGAAAACCATTAATCTCTAAATGACCCATACATACTTCAGCTTTAGTTTCATCTATCATACCCTCTGCATAAATTTCATTTGTTTGATTAATCCATGGCATAAGTAAAATAGGTAATCCACCAAAATCTACTTCTGTTGCATCTTCATAGATATGAATGTTTTTATGTTTAGTACCTATTAGTTCTGTAAGGGAATTGACTTGACTTGTATTCTTATAATAGATATCATGATTACCAACTAACATATGTAAATCAATTCCTAATACATTAAATGGTAATATGAATCTCTCTCTAAAATCTTTTGCAGTTCTGTATGATACATACTTACGCCTATCAAAACAATCACCTAAATGAATACATGTTTTAATATTATTTTGTTGTAGATATGGAAAAAATACTCCCTCATAAAATTGATAGAAGTATTCATTAAAATTCACATTATCATTTCTTGCACCGAAATGAGTATCAGTAATAAGTGCTATTTTCATTAAGTAGTTTCTTTATCTTCATCCATAAAGGTTTCTAAACCTTCAGGTAGTGTTTCTTTTTTCTTTTTTTTCACTTTATAAACATCTTCATCAGGCAACATAATGTCTGGGTCAAAACCTCTTACATCATATATTGTATCATCACCTTCATTTACACAAAAGGTTTCATACTGTTGTTTCTCAATCATTTTGTTTTTGATATGAGTTTGCTTCTTTTCTTTTTGAATTCTTCTTAAAAATGCATAGTATATAATTTGAGTAAAATATGCAAAGGGGTTGGTTGACTTCTCTGGGTTAAAGTTATGTATATATTGTAAACAGTTTTCTATACCATCAGATACCATTTCAGAACGATAAGTATAATTAATAAAGTTAGGTCGATAAGATAAACCATTTGCAATCTTTAGAAAACACTCACCAATGTAATTTGTTACTTGTGGTTTTTCTTCTCCAGCTTCTTCAGCTTCTTTACATAGTTCTTTCCAAGCAATCATTGCTTTGTGAAACTCTTTATTGTCTATGTAATGAGCACCTTTTTTCTTTGTTGTTGCCATCTTTTTTCCTTGATGAATTATTATGTAACCATAGTACTAGGTTCAACACATTATGTCAAGTTTTTATACGCAATTATAGTAAAAAACTTTTTTGCATTTATTTGCAAATTAGCGTTGACAAACCCTGTTCAACCTTTTATACTCGCTGTGTTCCAGCGGAGAATAATATATACTCTAAAGAGATGATTAATGTTTTGTATTACTACAGGGTAAACTATCTAATTCTTCATCTGATAGTTCTTCTATTTTATCTTCCTCTAATTTAGCTTTGTCGCCTGTTAATGCAGAGATATATTCTTTGAACATTTTTCTCACTTCTTCTGTATTTTCAAATTCATCTTCTTCTGGAGTATCTTTATTAAATTTAGGTTGTATAACTGGTTCATTTCCTACTGTGTCTGCATCACTAAATGATTGTAACATAAAGTTATAATAATTATTTAAAGCATAAGACGCTGAAGTGACTGTGACAATATTTGATTTTTCAATATCAAACTCATCTGATTCTGTAAATGGTTGCAACCAGCGAGATAAAGTCAATGCCTCAACTACCCCTTTCTTAGTCACTCTATTTTTTAATTCCATTTTTAATGGATGTAATACATGTAAAGTTTGAGAACCTTCATCTGTGCGTGTAGGTATACAAGTACAAACAATGCTCTCACCATTTGCTAATTTTATTACTCTAGTAGTGTTTTCAGTCATATCCGTATCCTGTCTATTTCGTAATCAAATTCTTCTTCGTTGTATATATTTATTCTTTCTAAAAAGTGATTCAATGTAAAATTCTTTCTATCCTTATATGTAAAGTCATCAGCAATATCTAAAAGGGTTGTGTGAAGTTCACCCATATTCGGTCTACGCAATCCACGACCGATACTTTGGAGCACTCTAATTCTACTTTTACTTGGACTTGCGAACACGATATTATGCAAGTTCCTAATATTAATACCAGTACTAAATGTACCATATGACGCGACAATGATTGCATTTGTTTCTTTTTCCGTTATTGCTCTAATTTTTTCTCTTGTTTCTGTGTCTGTTCCACCATGTATAAAAAATACTTTTCTATCAAAGTCTTTCATTAGATTGTACAACACCAGCCCATGTTTTTCTACGAGTTGATATAAACATAGTGTATTACCATTCAATTTATCACAAAGTCTTGAAATGAAGTCATTCCGTGTCTTGTGAGCTACTATATACTGTAACTCCTCACTATATTTTAAATCTTTTACTTCTTTACACTCATTTTCTTTATGTTTCAATACTAGACACTTAATTTTAAGATTAGCTAAAGTGTCTTTATCCATTAACTCTTTTGTGGTTGTTACTTTTTCTACTTTACCAAATAGACCTTCTAAAACTAATCTATGTGTCTGTGTACCATCTAAAGTACCTGTCATTCCAAAACGATACTTACAGTTAATCAATTTAGTCATGATTGTAGTCAATGACTTAGATTTAAATAGATGTGCTTCATCTCCAACAACACATCCAAAATTTTCAAAATATTTCTTATCTAATTTATAGATAGACTGCCATGTTGAAATAATTATAGGTTTGTCTGTTACCTTTTCATGACCTTGATATATTCTATGTAAGTATTTATCATTCCAACCATAGTCAATAAAATCAGAATACATCTGT